CATTATTTAAATTTTCTAAGATACTTAATTCATTATTATTATTATTATTATTATTATTATTATTATTATTATTATTATTATTATTATTATTATTATTATTTAAAATATTAATTTTTTTTCTAATTGCTTTTCTTGCTTTAGCAAATTGCTTCCCAGTTAACAATTCTAATTCTAATTCTAATTCTTTGATTCTTTCTAAATTATTCATTATTATATTTTTATATATATATATCACTATGTTAATAAATAATATATTAATCAATTTTAATAATATATATATATATATATATATATATTATCTACAACTATTTGGAAATGCTCCCGGATAGCAATCTAAATTCATTTCTTTTTTATATTTCTCATAATTTATTTTTAATTCTTTTTTAATATAATCTAAATTACTATTATGATCTTTTCTCATATTACCAATATTAATTTTATAATCTGTTTTTTTATTATTTAAAACATCAAATATAGTTCTAATTGTAGCATAATTAGCACTAAAACTACCACATCTCGCAAATACTTCTTTTTTTAATGGATCATACCCAATAGATCCACTAATTGTTTGAACTAAATTTAATTTATCTGGTGGTATATACATTTTAATATGTGAATATAAATAATCTATATGTGGTTTAGGTAAGCTATGTTTAATTGCTTCATCTCTCAATACAATTTTGTAATGAATATCATTATTAGGAATTGTATTTTTTTTCCACACACATAAACCATCTTCTTTATTTATTGCCATATACGGAAAACCATATATTGAATACACATCATCAAAATATTTTTTTGCTATATCATATTTCCAATTACTTAATAAATCTGATAAATGTCTAATATGACTCATATCTTTTTTATACATAACTTTTCCTCCATCTGATTTTTTTATTACAATACAATCTTTATCTCCTTCACATATCTTGGTTGTATCATTTTCACATTGACCATTTTCACATTTATTTGTAGTACCCATTTTTATATATATATATATATATATATATATATATATATATAAAATTTTTAAAATTTTAAAAAGTTTAAAGATAAATTTATATTTTAATTTATATATAATGATAAAAAATAACGAATCTATAAATTTTCAAGCTGAAATTTCACAATTAATGAATATTATTATTAATAATTTTTATAGTAATAAGGATGTATTTTTAAGAGAATTAGTATCAAATGCTTCTGATGCTCTGGATAAAGTTCGTTATTTACAATTAAATGATGAAAATTATACTAGTAATAAAGATTATCATATTAGGTTATCTGTTGATAAAGAAGCAAAAATTTTAACTATTGAAGATACAGGTATTGGAATGTCCAGAGATGATTTAATAAATAATATTGGAACTATTGCTAAATCTGGAACTAAAGCATTTTTAGAATCACTACAAGATAATAAAAATAACCTTGATATGATTGGTCAATTTGGTATGGGTTTTTATTCAGCTTATTTGGTAGCCGATAAAGTAAAAGTAACAACAAAAAAAGAAGGTGAAAGTGCATATATATGGGAATCAGAAGCAAAATCATCATTTGATATTGCAGAATTAGATGAAAATATTGATAGAGGTACTAAAATTGAATTATTTTTAAAATCTGATATGGATGAATATTTAACTGAAAATAAATTAAAAGAAATTATTGTAAAACATAGTCAATTTATTAATTATCCTATTGAATTATATACTGAAAAAACTAAAGAAGTAGAAGTAGAAGATGATGTAGAAGACGAAAAAGTAGAAGAAGAAGATAAAGTAAAAGATAAAGTAGAAGAAGAAGTAGAAGATAAAGTAGAAGATAAAGTAGAAGATAAAGTAGAAGAAGAAGTAGAAGATAAAGTAGAAGAAGAAGAAGAAGATAAAGTAGAAGAAGAAGAAGAAGATAAAGTAGAAGAAGAAGAAGAAGATAAAGTAGATGAAGAAGAAGAAGATAAAGTAGATAAAGATGAAGAAGATAAAGTAGATGAAGGAAAAGGAAATGTAGAAGATGTAGATGAAGAAAATGAAATAGAAACAAAAAAAGTAGAAAAAAAAACAAGAAAAGTAGTATATTATGAATGGGATAAATTAAATAAAGAAGTACCATTATGGACTAAAAATAAAGATGAAATAAGTGAAGATGAATATAAATCTTTTTATAAAAATTTAAGTAATGATTGGGAAGATTATTTATCTGTAAAACATTTTTCAATTGAAGGAAATGTTAATGTTAAAGGATTATTATTTGTTCCTAAAAAAAAGCCATTTGATTTATTTCAATCAGATAAAAAGAAAACTAATATTAAATTATATGTTAAAAGAGTATTAATTACTGATGAAATGAAAGAATTAGTACCAGAATGGTTATCATTTGTAAGTGGTGCTATTGATTGTGAAGATTTGCCATTAAATGTTTCAAGAGAAATGTTACAACAATCATCAGTAATGAATATTATTAAAAAATGTATTACCAAAAAATGTTTAGAATTAATTGACGATTTAACTGATAAAAATGAAGAATATATTACATTTTATGAAAACTTTAGTAAAAATATTAAATTCGGTATTAATGAAGATGAAAAAAATAGACAAAAATTATCAAAACTTTTAAGATATAAAACAAATAAGCATGATAATTTAAGATCATTTGACGAATATATATCTGATCTAAAAGATGATGAAAAAGATATATATTATATTACTGGTGAAAATTTACAATCAGTTAAAAATTCTCCTTTCTTAGAAAAATTAAATAAAAATGATAAAGAAGTAATTTTTATGGTTGATCCATTGGATGAATATATTATGCAAAATTTAAAAGATTATGAAGGTAAGAATTTTGTATCTATTACTAAAGAAGGTTTAAAATTAGGAGATGAAACTGATGGAAAAGAATATGAAGACTTATGTAAAAAAATGAAAGAGGTATTAGGGGATCAAGTTGAAAATGTTAAAGTAAGTAATAGAATTGTAGATTCACCAAGTTGTTTAGTTACTACCGATTTTGGATGGAGTGCTAATATGGAAAGAATTATGAGTGCTCAAGCATTGGGTAATAGTGACATGAGTTCATATATGAAATCAAAAAAAATTCTTGAAATCAATTCTGATCATAAAATAATTAAAGAACTAAATAGAAGATTAAAAGAAGATTCAAATGATAAATCAATTAAAGATTTATCAGAATTACTATATGATGTATCTAGTTTACGATCGGGCTTTACTATTAGTGATAGTAAGAAATTTTCTAATAGATTAACGAGAATGATTGAATTAGGTTTAAGTTTAGATGATGATGATGATGATGATGATGATGATGATGATAATAATGATGATGAAAATAATGATGATGAAAATAATGATGATGAAAATAATAATAATGACGATGATGATGATAATGATATGGATAACGTAGATTAATTTTATAAAATAAATATATTATTAATATTTAAATAAATATTAATAAATATAATATATGAAAATACCACAAATTACATGGGCACAAAATTCAAAAGTTATATATTTAAATATAATATTAGAACCAAATGAAATATCTAATATAAAATTATTAAATAATAAAATTATTTTTAAACATAATGAATATTTCGCAGAATTAGAATTAGAAAATAATATTGATATTGAAAATTCTATTATTAATAAAAACAGAATATATGAATTAAATTTAGTTAAAAAAGAAAATAATTTTTGGAATAATTTATTAAAAGATAAAAAATTATATAAAAATTATATAAAAATTGATTGGAGTAGATGGGTTGATGAAGATAATATTAATGATTCTGAGACATCAGATGATGAAGATAATATTAATTATAATGAATGTGATGATAAATGAATAGTGTAATATTGAATGTTAATTATATTATTTAATAATAATAATAATAAATGTTGATAAAGAATCTAATAATATAATTAATAATAATTATATTATTTAATAATAATAATAAATGTTGAGAAAGAATCTAATAATATAATTAATAATAATAATAATAATAATAATAATAATAATAATAATAATAATAATAATAATAATAATAAATGTTGAGAAAGAATCTAATAATATAATTAATAATAATTATATTATTTAATAATAATAATGTAAATTGATAACGGTGGGATTCGAACCCACGAAGCATATGCAGTAGATCTTAAGTCTACCCCCTTTGACCGCTCGGGAACGTTACCTGATTGTTCACAGTGGGGCTCGAACCCACGACCTTCAGCTCATAAGACTGATGCTCTAACCAACTGAGCTATGTGAACTTGGACTAACAACTTTTTTATTTAGATTATATAAAAATTTTATTACTGTATGTTGTTAAATACTGATTACATAAAGTCTAGGTGCTCTACCAATGAGCTATATGGGAATCCCATAGTTGGAATCGAACCAACAACAACCTCCTTAACATGGAAATGACAAATTTGCTATAAGTAATCAAATGTTAATTATAAGTTTGAAGTTATAATTAACTGACGGTACCTAGAGGGATTGAACCTCTGACCTTCCGGTTAACAGCCGGATGCTCTAACCAACTGAGCTAAGGTACCTAAATGATAACGGTGGGATTCGAACCCACGAAGCATATGCAGTAGATCTTAAGTCTACCCCCTTTGACCGCTCGGGAACGTTACCTGATTGTTCACAGTGGGACTCGAACCCACGACCTTCAGCTCATAAGACTGATGCTCTAACCAACTGAGCTATGTGAACTTGGACTAACAACTTTTTATATGTAGATTATATAAAAATTTTATTGATATAAGTTGTTAAAAATTGCCGTGTGTGGGATTTGAACCCACGACCACAAGATTAAAAGTCTTGCGCTCTACCAACTGAGCTAACACGGCTGAATATATTGTTTAAAAATCAAATAATAATAAATACCCATACTGGGATTCGAACCCAGATCTTGCAGCTTAGAAGGCTGATGTACTATCCATTATACCATACGGGTTTGATTTAAATTGTAAATATTATATATTCTATATTCTATATATTCTATATTTTCTATTTACTCTATATTTAAATAGTATTTGTTTAAGTATATTTAAAATATATATATATATATTAAAAAACATATTTTAACGCATCATGTATATTTTCTATACTTGTTAGCTTAATCATTTTACATATATCTTTATTTTTTTTTAATATTCTATTAATATCATTTTGATTATCTTTAGGATATAAAACATGTTTTATATTAGCTCTAATTGCTCCATATATTTTATTTTCTAAACCTCCTATTTCTGTTACATTACCATTTAATGTTATTTCACCTGTAATTGCAATATTATTTTTTATAGATTTATTTTTTAATAATGAATAAATAGCAATTGTAATAGCACAACCAGCACTTGGTCCATCTTTTGGCGTTGCTCCATCAGGACAATGAATATGTATTCCTGATAAATTATTAGTTTCCCAATTTTTAATAATTTGATGTCTTTCATTAAAATTTAATAAATTCCAAGATACATTTTTTGCTACTTTCATACTTTCTTTCATTACATCACCTTGACTACCTGTTAATTCTAATTCAAAATTATTATTAGATAATGTAAATATAACTTCAATTGGTAATATTCCTCCTGTACCATAATCACATGCCCATAATCCATTTATTAGACCAACTTGAGATTTATCTTTTATTTTTTCAATACTTATATTTCTTTTATAATTAAAAATATCATTAATTAACATATCAATGGTTATCTCTAATGGAAATGTTATTTTTTTATTTAATATTTTTTTATTTTGCATATGTCTTAAATTTATTTCTCTTAATAATTCATATAAATTTTCTTTTAATTTTCTTACACCGCCTTCATATGTATAATGATCAATAATATAACTAATTACATTATCTGTAATTTTAATTTTATCACAACCATAATTAAATTTATCATATAATTTTGGTAATAAATAATTATTTGATATTTGTATTTTATCATAATAATTAAAACTTTCTAATTTAACAATAAACATTCTATCCCTTAATATTTTACTAACTTTATTAATATTATTACAAGAAAAAATAAATATTACTTTTGATAAATCTATATCAATACCTGAAAAATATTTATCATTAAAATGTGAATTTTGTGTTTGATCTGTTATATGTGTTAAAATATTAATGATTTCTTCTCCTTTGTGCGTTTCACTTACTTTATCTAATTCATCAAAATATATAATTGGATTCATACATTTACTTTGAATTATTATATCTGCTATTTTACCATATATTGATCCTTCGTATGTATATTCAAAACCTTCTAAATAAGAAGCATCAGTTGCTCCGCCCAAAGATATAAAATGGAATGGTATATTTAGTCCTTTACTAATTCCATCTTGTATTAATGCGGTTTTACCTATTCCAGGAGGACCTTCTAATGTTAATATATTTCCTAAATTATTTTTATTTGTAATTAATTCTGCTATATGTTGTAATATCATATTTTTCGCTTGATCATGTCCATATATAGTATTATCTAAACAATTTTTTATGTTTATAATTTTTTCTTGTTTTGCTTTTTTAGATTTTAAATTATCCCCAAAATTAATATAATTTCCAAAAGGAATTTCCATAACACTTAATATCCAAGAATTTAATTTAATATATCCACTACTATGTCTACCTAAAGAATTAAACATATTTACTTTATTTAAAATTATTTTTTTATTTTTATCAGAGGTTTTTAAATCTATTGTATTTAATATATTAGGTTTTACTATACCAACATCATTATTTAATATTTTTAAATTATCTATATATTTTTTTTTTTTATTATTATTTAATGTTTTAAAAAATGCTAAATTATTATTATTATTTTTATCATTAATATTTAATAAATTCATAAATTCATTATTATATTTTCTTCTTTTATTATTATTTAAGTTATTTTTAATATCATTTTTTTCATCATCTTCATCATTGGCATCTTCATCATCACTGTCATCATCATTGTCATTGTCATCATCATCATTTTTATTAAATTTTATATTATTTAAATCTGGTATATTAAAAAAAATTATTTTCATTGATTTATCATTAATATTATCTATATTAAAATCATTATCATCATTATCATCATTATTATCATTATTATCATCATTATCATTATTATCATTCATTTCATCGGATGAATTATATTCATCTGGTATATATTCTTCATCATCATCATTGATTTTTTTATCTAATTTTTTTATATATTTTTGCAATATTGATTTAGTATTATTAGTATTAATATTATTAGTATTATTGTTATTATTATTATTATTATTATTATTATTAGTATTGTTATTGATTATATTATTAATATTGTCT